ACTGCATAACCCGCCGCAACTCCTTGACCAACTTGAAGAGCCGTTTGCATATTACGGCCATCATTAGCGGCTGCATTAATTTGAGTCTGTAAATCCCCAAGTCTATCCTTTAACTCCCCAGCTTGCCTAATTGCTTGTTGACCTATTGGACTGTCTTCTCCTGCTTGTATTGCAATAGTTGTATATTCCTTTACGGCTTTTGTTAATTGCCTAACTGTCAACTCCCCACTTTCAACCTTTTTATTAAGGTCATCAAATGCTTTGTTTATATCCGTGCCAGTTGACTTAGCAGTTTGGTCTACTTCCTTTAACGCTTTATCTACGTTGTTAATTGCACTGACACTATTGCCAGTATCAACGGTGGTCTTAAATACTATTTCTTCAGCCATCTTATTGGTATATTTCTATTTTTAAGTCGCATGATAGCCAAGTATTAGCTTGAACACCGCTTGTATTGTAAGTATAAATAGCTATTTCAGTCGTTGAAAGTGGTATAAAACTAGCAAAACCAACTTGACCGCCACCCGTTAAGCAGAATGTTTTATCAGTTGTGAACTCTGCAACCGTAGAAACTAAACGATAAGAACCAGGAGCATCATAAGTAAAGGATATTGTACCAGTTAAATTACTACTACCTACTGTTTGAACGGGTGCATTAGTACCGCTTTGTGTTAATCTACAAACGTGTGTTTTTGTTGTACCATCTGTTTTAACTATTCCACTAGATGTACGATTGTATAACTGTTTATTAGTTGTATCTAAATAAAATTCACCCTCGTAAATATCTGTGGCTATCCAGTCGCCGTTTCTGTGGTCTGCACTTGCTGGGACTGTTGGCACTCCCGCCCCTTGTTTAATTACTATTCTGCTAAAACTATCCATTTGTTTTTGTATATTGTATTTGTGAATATTGTAATGTATCGTTATAACCTCCGTTAATAACGTTTGTATCTATTCCAACTCCTGTTGGGGAACTTACTACTGGTGATTTATCGTATGTCATATCTGCATAATCTTGATAGATACCGCCAGCCGTTACGCTTGCCTCTATTATTTTAACGAGTTCAATCTTTGTACTATCTGTCACGTTACTATCAAAATCACTAATTAGATTCAATCTAAATAACACACCGTTAAGCATTATCAACTTTGCGAAGTCTAACTTATTAATATCGGCATTTGTAATCCTAGCATACAAAGTAATTATCTTACTATCTTTGCCAGTCATTTCTTTTACAAATCTTTCGTGATATCTAGTGTAAAAATTATCAGTAGTAACGCTTGTGGCATTGTAAGCAAATAGAATAGGTAAACCCCAGTTTAAATCGAATGCTGGATTTTCAAAGTTATCAAAATGATGAACACAAGGATATGAATTTAAGTCTGTTTTGCCAGTTCCTAAATTGTCTTTTAACCTCCATGAACCCGATTTCAAACCGTTCCATAAGTACAATCTTGCTTTACCTTTATACGGCTTTTTAATATCTGTGGATGGGTCGTATGAAATAATACGGGGTGCTACAAATGGGAACACTTCGTCTGTTGGTATTGATTGAGCAAAAGGTAATTGATAAATACGCTCTCCCGTTTGGAATGTACTAGGTACAACATACCAATTATCGCCGTAATTAATATCAAAATATGAACGGTATAATGTATTGTCATAATCATTATCATTTAACCATTGAAACTTGTAAACTTTACCCTCAATAGAAGATGCTGGCTTTATAGTTATTTCTCTACTATGATCTACAATATCTGTAATGTCCCAAAATTCATCCGTATCTAAATAGAAATTAGACAAAGGCTCAATCTTAACTATTCCTAATTCATTCGGGTCGCTAAAATAAAGATTAGCTTTCAAGATTTGTGCCTCAAAGAATGTACTTGCTTTCATATCAGGAATGAACCTTGAAATATCTACGGGGTCACCATCTTGTAAAGAAGTTTGCACGCTTGTGAAGTCTACTGTGAAAGGTGTTGGATTTTCTTCTACTGTTATAACTAATGGATTGTTTACAGAAATAGCTGGAGCAGTCTGTGTAAGTGTTAAGTCTGCATAAACTTGTATACCGAATGTAATAACATCCCCAGCATTTAATTGAACGTTATAATCATAAGTAAAAGTTTGGTTTAAAGTTGCTAAAGTTGTTTGTTGTACTAGATAGGTATCTAATACCGAACCATTTTTATAAGTTGTAAATCTAACATTTATAAAACCACTTGTATAAACTTGGTTTCCAAAATTATCGAATGCAATACGTAATGGAAAGTTAGCATTAAGATTATAAAGTCCTTGTTTACGTACACTTATACCGTTATAATTCCCATTTGCAGTATTATTGTGGTCAAAGAAAAATTGGTCAAAGTTATCAGTTATTAAAGTAGGAGTCGAACCGTTGTTATTATCTAGTAAGTTCCACGAAGTAGATACTAAATACTTGTAACTATTTCCTTGTTTAAAGTAATGGTTAAAACTTCTAGTATTTAAAAATAAAGAAGTAATATTCACACGTCTATTAGTAACCTCCGACGCAGTTAACGCTATCTTTTCACCACCTCCAAAACCTAACAACTCCTTTTTAAATAATAAACTATCTAAGTAATCACTACTGTAAGTTATATTGTTTCCTGATAATTCTAAGCATTTGTCCATTACTTCCTTACAGTATACCATAGGCACTAAGTCAGTTGTGCTGAATGTCTTTGGTGAAACCCTAGTATATCCATAATCAACTAAGCCGTAATGGTAACCAAATCCCATTGGTAAACCTCCTGAAAAATTAGATGTTGCAACCCCGTTTACTATTACCGAAGTATCAAATGAATTAATTACGTTTGTTCTGTTTAATGTGTGTGTATATTCTGACCAACCTAATTCACTAATTTTCCTATTCCCTAAACTCATAAACAAATCTATGAAATTTGAAAACATCGTACATTTAAAAGAATAGTCACCATCATTAATAGCAACCTCATTTAATCGAATTAAACCGTCAAAAATAAGCACCCCACCGTTGTAATACTTTGCACTCACACGAATAGTGGGGTCGTAATTAAAACCTACCGTAGATGTACCGTTTAGTGTACTTAATGCTAATTGATAAGTAGACGAAAAAAAACTTAAATTCTTTTGTGTTCCAGGAAGTACTATTTCTTTAGAATAATTACGCTTTCTTTTCTGTGGCTCTTTGGCATCTGCAATAGAATAGTTTAATGGGAAAGGTACTCTTTCGCTCAAATCTAATTCCGTACCGTCAACAATTAATAAACCTATCATACTATTACTGATTTTCTCATGTTTGGCAATGCTAACTCTACGATTTCTGTAGTTTCTTCTACAAATCTATCTTGTGACTCACTGTAAGCAGTACCATTTATACTACACATTTGTCTAATCGAATCAAAGAAGTAAACTAAAGGACTAATATAGGCACTATTTACAAGCCAGTTTTGAGTAGCTGAATTAATATAACTACTAACCAAAGTAACTTTATCATTTGCAGTCTTAAAATAAGAGTGCATTCCACTATTAGTACTGTCTAGTGTGTAAGTTACATCAACCCAACCTCCATATTGTTTCTCGTATTGCTTACCGTTTACGTCTGAACTACGTATTAAATTGTGTGAATAGTTGAATACGTCAATACCTCCGTACTTATTTAACCATATTAATTCAGCACCGTAATCGCAACCCCTATCTAAATACAGTCTTTTTGTTTCGCTAAGTTCTGCGCTTGTGTTAGAGTTAATCACAACCATATCTAAATAGCTAACTGTGTCAAGTACTGGTTGTGTTAAAAAAGATAAATAGTTATCAGAGTTTAAGTTCCATTGTGTTATTTTCCGACCTACAAAATCTGTATAATCAGCACTTGCAATTACTGTATCGTTTTCATCATACCAAGTTATATCCAACCCAGCCTCGTCATCTTCATCTGTTATGATTGTAAGGTAATAATCTTGACCCTCTCGAATGTATAAATCGTTTGGAGAATCTGTTAAGAATCTTTTAGTGTTTGCAGTAGATTTAAAATCTGTGTAATCAAATGAATCAAATTCTACATTGCTTAGACTCGATTTAAAAGCGTTTATTGTGTTAGTTGTGGCATTTGCTTGTAATGCTGGAGTAGCACCGTAGAACTCTCTAACAATAAGATAAACTTCAACACTTATTCCAGCATCATTGACAACACTAGAACCTCCAATTATCGGAGTGCTTACATAAGTACGTACAATCTCGCTACAATCAAAGTGAGAATACCCACCGCCACGCTCAACAAATATCTGTTGTCTTGAATCTAATGTACCGTTAATGTAAACATCTACAATATAACTAAAATTAGTTTGTAAATATTCACTAGAATACCACGTGAAGATAATTGGGTTATCAGACGGTGTATATTTTTGAGCGTTTTGTGATATCGTTACTGCCATGGTGAAATAATATTTAATTTTATTGACTTGCCTAGTAGTCTTTGTATTGGTGCTTTTAATACTGCTACTAAACTATCGTTTATAACGTCTTCAAAGAATGGTCTTGGTTTTTGTCCTTTTCGTTTTACCGATGTTTGTATTGCCCAAGCAAATGAATCATAAGAACCAAAAGAATCAGGTAAAGCAATACCCTTTTGAGCTACCCAATTTTTAATCGAATCATGAAAAGAAACCCCAGTATTTTGAACACTTCCCCAGTTAGGCGCACCGTGTGAAACTTCCGTACCGTTCACTCCGTAGTTCACAAACTTCCAGTAAAAATCCATTTCTATTCCAACACTTACGGCTTTACCGCTATAAATTGTTTTAGTTGGTTTTATTCCTTGTGATAGGTTTCTACTTGCATCTATTCCTCTAGTGCTAATTGCTTTTCTAAGGTCGTCAATTACTCCTTGTGTAAGTTCCTGCAATAACAAAGACAAAGGACTGTTAGGCTTATTGTCAAGAATACTCTTAACATTCCCAGCATTTAAACTTTG